CATGGGACCCAAAAAGTTTTGAAGCTCCCGATACATTATTTGAACAATTAGATGAAACAAATGAAGGTAAGTCTTCAACTGCTGTAGATAATATTCTAAGGTTGAATCTTACTAACATTGTTAATATGACATTAATGGCTGATACAAAAGCCAATATTATGATAACCGTTTCTTCTATTGTTTTTTCTGTTACTATTGCAAATATGGAACGTGATGAAGTAGCTTTACCATTATCAATACTTGGATTTTTTTCAACAATAGCTTTATTATGTGCAATTGCTGTCATAATGCCAAGAACTGGTTATCCTAAAATACCTGGAACTAAAGAAATAGATAGATCATCACCTTTTTTCAATCCACTATTTTTTGGGCATTTTTCCTATATACCTTTAGAAGAATTTAAAAAAGAGTATTCGAAAAGATTGCAACTTGATTCAAGAACATATGATGCAATTGTTGGAGACATATATGGTTTGGGTAGAGTTCTTGCTACAGATAAATTTAAATGGTTAAAGAGAAGTTTTCAATCATTCTTATGTGGAATAATAGGAGCTATTACTTCATATATATTTTTAACACCAATTAAAGTAATCAGTAATTTTATAACTTCTGAATTTATATTTTTAGGTGAGGGATTTCAACAAGCATTTTGTATACTCTCACAGAGATGTTAAATATAAATAATGAGAAGGAGGAGTGCTATGGTTTCTAAACTTGAAAAGGAAAACCTAGAAGCTCATGTAGACTTGTGTGCTGAGAGGTATCAAAAATTGGAAGATCGTTTAGATGAGATGAAGCAGGACTTCAAAGAGGATAGAAAAGTTATTCATGAAAGAATTGACAAAGTAAAAGAAAGTATTGCTGATTTAAAGCAAGTAATTATTAATAGTGCAATAGCAATTATTGTTGCATTAGTAGGTGGTATATTTGTACTATTGACAACAGGTGGTATGTGATATCATTTAAAGAATATATTGATGTAGAAGAACAACTTTTTGATCAGTTCTTAGATGAAATGACTGATGAGGAAATTGTTGAATTCTGTAATAGTATTGATGAAGCATTACCAAGGATATATTCAAATAAGTTTAAAGGTGGTAATCCAAGAGTACAGAGAATTGATAGATCTACAAAGAGAAAAAGGTCTATACTTTACAGAAGGCATAGACAAATGATAAAACGTCAACAAACAAAATATAGACGTACATCAAAATATAAACAATATAAACGTAGACAAAAATTATTTTTTCGAAGAGGTAGAACAACTACTGGAAAATATATTCGTAAAAAGAAGGTTATCTGATGGATGTCAAAGGTAAAATTGCTTTAAAATTATTAAAAGCTGGTATTAGAAATAGCGTTGCTGATAGAAAAATTAGTGATAGTATGATTAAAGTATATGACACATTAAAAAGTCAAAAGCTATTTGATGCTGCAAAAGATGAACTTGCTAAAGAGTTAGGATTAAAAGACTACATTGAAATGAATTACATTATGAAAAATGCTCCTAACAAAGAAAAGATACCATTAGCTGTAAAAATGTATAATTTATTCTTAGGAAAGTAATGAAATCATTGTTATCTTTCAAAGAATTTTTATTAGAGTTTTCAGGTATTGGTGTTGTAGATGCTATCAATGATTTTGAAAGCCCTCCATTGTTTTTAAATCCAAAAATGGTAGAACGAGTTTTCAATATGCCCAATCAACATGCTATGCATGGTATATCAATTGATAATTTAATGAATAGCTTTCCAAATGTGATTGGCAAAGCAAAAGCTGTATCAACATTTACACATTTGGAGATGGGTGGAGGAATGAATCCTTTTTTTAGTGATGATACAATGAGTTCGGTTGATCCAGATAATCCTATTCAGGCATTTGTGCTTGTGAAGGGTAGAGTTACAGGTAAATTTAATATGGATGTATATTCTGCTATGCTTAAAGGTGGTAGAAGATTTTTAATGTTAAATCCGGATACAATTGAATATTCAGAGTTAGATCAAGAACATCTCGATGCAATAGAAAATCTTGCTGATGATATGAGAAAATATATTATAAAAACAGTAGGAAAGATGACTGATGAAAAGTATAATGCAAGAGAAGTAATTGAAGATGAAGAATATCCTTTTGAATTAGATGACCTTGATAATAAACAAAAAGGATCTTTGGTTAAAGGATATATGGACAATCAAGAAAAGCTAATGTCCAGTAAAAAGTATAAAGAAGCTCTTATGCATTTTATGGTTTTACAAAAAGATAAAAGAGCATATGGATATAATGAATTGACATTAGATAGCGTTAGACCTCTTGCAATATATCTTAAAAAGCAATTTTCAACACCTGATGTTGTTGATAAAATTAGATCTGTTAGAGAATATAGCAGATTACCAATCAAATTAAATGTCAAAGAAACTGATATTGATAGAATAACTAAAAAAATGAGATGAGTTCTTCATCATACCTAGGTAACCCCAAACTAAAAGCTGCAAACGTACAATTAGATTTTACTGAAGAACAAATCAGTGAAATTCTAAAATGTAGAGATGATCCTATTCATTTCATAGAGAACTATGTACAAATTGTTCATGTAGATAGGGGTCTTGTTCCTTTTGAGATGTATCCATTTCAAAAGAAAATGGTAAATAATTTTATAGACAATAGATTTGTCATTTGTAAACTACCAAGACAGTCTGGTAAATCAACTGTTATTATATCTTTTCTTTTACATTACATTCTATATAATGAAAATGTACAGGTAGGCATTCTTGCTAACAAAGGTGCTACTGCTAGAGAATTATTAGACAGATTAAAATTAGCATATGAAAATTTGCCTAAATGGTTACAACAAGGTGTATTAGTTTGGAATAAAGGTAACATTGAACTTGAAAATGGTTCAAAGATGTTAGCTGTTGCTACATCATCATCTGCTATTAGAGGTTCTTCATTCAATATTATTTTTCTTGATGAGTTTGCTCATATTCAAAATCAATTAGCAGAATCATTTTTTAGTTCTGTATATCCTACTATTTCTTCTGGTAAGTCTACAAAAGTATTCATAGTATCTACACCTCTTGGGTTGAATATGTTTTACAAGATGTGGATTGATGCTGAAGAGGGAAGAAGTAGCTATGTGCCTATCGACGTACATTGGTCTGAGGTTCCAGGTAGAGATGAAGCTTGGAAGCAAGAAACAATTAAAAATACAAGTGAACAACAATTCTCTCAAGAATTTGATTGTGAGTTTATTGGTTCAACTGCAACACTTATAGCAGGATCAAAGTTAAGAACAATACCATTTATTCAACCCATATATCAAAAACAATCACTAGATGTATATGAACATCCAATTGAAAATCACAGTTATGTAATTATATGTGATACTGCAAGAGGTCAGGGTTTAGATTATTCAGCGTTTGTAGTTTTAGATGTGACACAATTACCATATAAAGTTGTAGCAAAGTATAGAAATAATGAAATATCACCAATGTTGTATCCAAATATTATTATGCAAGCTGGTCGACATTATGGAAATGCATATGTTTTAGTTGAAGTTAATGATATTGGTGCACAAGTAGCAGATATCTTACATCAAGATTTAGAATATGACAATATTATGATGATGTCCTGGAAAGGAAGAGCAGGACAACAGTTAGGTGGAGGATTTGGTAAAAACACATCTTTAGGAGTAAGAACTACAAAACAATTGAAACGTATAGGATGTACAACACTCAAAAATTTAGTTGAAGCAGATAAAATTATCTTAAATGATTATGATTTATTGTATGAATTGACAACCTTCTCACAATCAAAAACGTCATATGAAGCTGAAGAAGGTCATAATGATGATCTAGTTATATGTTTAGTAATTTTTTCATGGTTAACACAACAAAGATATTTTAAAGAATTAACTGATATGGATCTTAGAGAAAAGCTATATGGAGATAAAATGAAAGAGATTGAACAAGATTTAGTTCCATTTGGCTTTATTGAGGATGGACTAGAAGAAGATACAATAACGGATAGTGATGGTCAAATTTGGACAGTTGAACGTGGAGAGTACATATCTTTCTGATGAAGACCTATAAAATTATAAATATCTCATAGAAAAAACACCGTACAATTCAAAATGATTAGGAGATAACAATGTCATTTACAATTAGTCCAGGAATTGTAACAAGAGAGATTGATTTAACATCAATTGTGCCTGTTGAAAGATTGTCTGCTGCTGCAACAGTAGGATCTTTTCAATGGGGTCCAGTTCAAGAACCTACACAGGTAACAAGTGATGATGACCTTGTAAATCAATTTCAAAAGCCAAACTCAGAAACTTACAATTCATTTTTCACTGCTGCAAACATTTTGGCTTACTCTAATGATTTACAAGTTATTAGAGTTGTT